GGTCCTTTTTTATCTAAATACACCGTATGAATAAATGATATGCTATCGACTGCTTATCGCCTTCGGCTAGAATCAATTTGTGAAAAAATTATTAGTGATGAAGATGTTAGTTTGGATGATATGATTTGGGCAAACAAACTAGCAAAAGCAAATACAACTGCCAATGAGATGTTAAAAATGGCAAGACGCCAAGCATCTCAAAATATCGAAGAAGGTAGTACCGACGATTTTCTGAATAGGATGGGATTAGGAGATCCCGACCCATCCAATCACAAAACGGGATTTACAAGTGCTGATGATATAGCTGATTGGTTTACACACGAAAAAACAGATGATTGGAGACAAAGAGATTAATGGCACGTTCCATCTATGATAAACAGATTGAGAATAGAAATTACTTAGCACCAACTGGATTTAATTTTACAATCCAACGTTGTCCCAAAGTAAGTTTCTTTTCCAACTCTGCACAAATTCCAGGCATTGATCTGGGAGTTGCTGTGCAACCCAATTATCTAAATGATATTCCTAGACCAGGAGACAAATTAAACTTCTCGGATTTCACTCTTCGATTCTTAATTGATGAAGATTTAAAGAATTACATGCAGATTCAAAACTGGATGAGAGGTCTTGGATTTCCAGAGAGTTTACAACAAATTTATAATGAGCAAGCAAAATCAAAAGGATTATATAAAGGAGAATTTAGTGGAGAAGAACTTCTATATTCTGATGCAACGTTAGAAGTTCTCAACAGCACACTGAACCCCCAGTTCTTAGTTAAGTTTAGTGGTATGTTCCCAACATCCTTGACAACTATTGATTTTGATGCTACTCCAACTGACATTGACTACTTTACAGCAGAGGTCACTTTCAAGTATACTGTCTATAATATTACTGACTTAGCTGGCAATCCTTTATGAATCTAGAAACTATACAATGCATGTGGGAGAAAGACTCACAACTTGATAAAGATAACTTACATGATGAATCTTTGAAAATCCCTTCTCTTCATGCGAAGTATCATGAGTTGTTTAACAACACTCTGTTATTGATGAAGAAGGCAGAGCAACAGAGAAAAAATATTCGTCACGAACGGTATGAATACTTTTCTGGAAAGTCAGACCCTGAGGTCTATGTAGAGAATCCCTTCCCAAAGAAGATACGTGACAAAGATACAATGCAAAAATATATGGATGCTGATGAAAAATTAAGTCAGATCAATCTCAAAATTGACTACTATGAAACTCAACTAAATTATATTGAGAGCATTCTTAAACAGATAAACAATAGAACTTACCAAATTAAGAATGCGATTGAATGGCAAAAATTCATCGCTGGTCATGGTTGAACTTAGTATTGAAAAGAAGAACGAAGTATATTTAAGAGTACAAGCTGATCCTCATGTGTATCAAGAACTCTCTGATGAGTTTACATTTGAAGTTCCTGGTGCCAAATTTATGCCTCAATACAGGAGCAAGTATTGGGATGGAAAGATACGTTTATTTTCTACTGCTACTGGTGAAATCTACGTTGGACTGTTAGACAAACTTATATCATTTTGCAAACGCTACGGATACGAATATAAGTTTGTTGATAATAAATTTTTTGGTACACCCTTTGAAATAAATGAGACTATCTCATATGAGGGTGTAAAAGATTATATCAAGTCGATCGCGGTTTACGAGCCACGACCACACCAAGTCGAGGGAGTATACGATGCTCTAAGACACAACCGAAGACTATTGATATCTCCCACTGCATCAGGCAAATCTCTGATGATTTATTCTCTTTGTAGGTACTATGTAGAGCACAACAAAAATATCCTGGTAATTGTTCCCACGACCAGTCTGGTAGAGCAGATGTATAAGGACTTTGAGGAGTATGGGTGGGAGGCAGAGGAGTATTGTCACCGCATCTACTCTGGGCGCGAAAAGACGGATAGTCGGCCAATTGTAATCACCACGTGGCAATCTATTTATAAATTAGATCGAAAATGGTTTGAAAGATTTGAAGTTGTAATTGGTGATGAAGCACACCTATTCAAATCAAAATCATTGGTTCAGATCATGACTAAGATGCATACTGCCAAACATAGATTTGGGTTTACTGGAACACTTGACGGCACACAGACGCATAAGTGGGTGTTAGAGGGATTGTTTGGACCTTCATACAAGATCATCAGAACAGAAGAATTAATGGAGAAAGGATATCTTTCTAAATTAGATATCAATTGTGTTCTTCTAAAACATCCTCCACAAAAGTTTGAAACGTTTGAAGATGAGGTTCAATATATTATTACACATGAGCAGAGAAATAACTTTGTTACTAATCTTGCTTTGGATCTAAAAGGAAATACTCTTATTTTATATTCAAGAGTTGAGTCTCATGGAGCAGTCCTTCACGATAAAATAAATAATAAAAAAACAAGTGAAAACAGAAAGGTATTCTTTGTCCATGGCGGTGTAAATGCCTCTGAGCGTGAACTAGTTAGGGAAATTACAGAACAAGAAAACAACGCTATCATCGTTGCATCCTATGGAACTTTTTCTACTGGTATCAATATCAAAAATCTCCATAATGTTATCTTCGCCTCTCCAAGTAAGTCTAGGATCAGAAACTTACAAAGCATTGGACGAGTTCTTAGAAAAGGAAACAACAAAGTAAAAGCAGTTCTTTTTGATATAGCTGATGATTGCACTTATAGATCACAGAAGAACTACACATTAAATCATTTAATTGAAAGGATTAAAATATATAACGAGGAAAACTTTAATTATGAAATTATTACAGTTAACTTAAAATAATTATGGAAGAAGATTTTTACGCATCAGTAAAATTAATAACAGGAGAAGAGATCTTCTCTAAGGTTTCTGTCTGCGAAGAAAATAATAGAACACTATTGGTATTATCAAATCCAGTTACACTTGAAGAAGTTAAATTAAAAAAATGGGGAACAGTTGGTTACAAAGTAGAACCATGGTTAAAAACATCTTCTGATGATATGTTCATTATTGATATGGATCGTGTGCTTACAATTAGTGAAAGTGATAATCTAGAAGTTATTAATGTATACCTACAATATATTAGAGACAGTAGTTTTGATCCATCTAGCAGCAGAGAGTCTCTAAATCGAGAAATGGGCTATATATCTAGTGTAGTAGATGCCAAAGAGGTACTAGAAAAACTCTATAAGCTATGAGTTCTCTTCAACCCTAACAAAGGTATTCTACAAGTATTTCAGAGTCTTGTCAAGCCCTGAAAGTATGCTATAATGTTATTATTAAATGATGTAATATGAACCATGCTTATAACTAACATGCCTAAGACACGTAAAAGATCTGAGCACTACGTTAATAATAAAGAGTTTCTTGCAGCAATCATTGATTACAAAGATCAGATTGTTATAGCACAAAATAGAGATCTACCCAAACCACGTATTCCAAATTATATTGGTGAGTGCTTCTTAAAGATTGCAACTCATCTATCATACAAACCAAACTTTGTTAACTACATGTTCAAAGATGACATGGTTTGTGATGGTATTGAAAATTGCATTCAATACATCAATAACTTTAATCCAGAGAAATCACAGAATCCTTTTGCATACTTTACTCAGATCATTCACTACGCTTTTCTGAGACGGATTCAAAGAGAGAAAAAGCAGTTAGAAATCAAGAACAAGATTCTTGAACGCTCTGGATTTGATGAAGTGTTTGTCGATAACAACACCCTTGACGGAAACAACTATTCCAACTATAATAGCATTAAGGATAACGTACACATTAAACTTCGTTCGTGACTGTTGCTATTATCACTGATCAGCATTTCGGTGCTCGCAAGAACTCAAAACTTTTTCATGATTACTTCTTAAAATTTTACAATGAGATTTTCTTTCCGAATTTAATTCGAGAGAATATCAAAATTGTTATTGATATGGGAGATACGTTTGATAATAGAACGGGTATTAATTATTCTGCCTTAGCATGGGCAAAGGATAATTACTATGATCGTCTCAGAGACATGGGCATCAAAGTATATACCATCGTTGGTAACCATACTGCTTATTATAAAAATACTAACAGTATCAATGCAGTAGATCTTCTTCTTCGTGAGTATGATAATGTTGAAGTTATCTCAGAATATCGAGAGATTGATATTGAAGGTCTTAAAATAGCTTTCGTTCCATGGATTAATTCTGAAAATCAAGAGTCAACATATTTATCACTTAAAAAATCAAAGTGTCCTATTGTAATGGGTCACCTTGAACTTCAAGGATTCTATGCTAATAAGATGCACCTGATGGATCATGGTCATGATAGACATCCATATAAGAAATTTGAAAAGGTTTACTCGGGGCATTATCACCATAGAAGTGAAGAAGATAATATTCACTATCTTGGCAATCCATATGAAATTTACTGGAATGATCTAGAAGATGTTCGTGGATTTCACCTTTTTGATACTAAAACCAAAGAGCACACCCCAGTAGATAATCCATTTAAGATGTTTTATCGATTGTATTATGATGATAATCCAGCAGCCCTGTTAGATTCTAGTGAATACAAAGATAAGATTGTAAAACTTATTGTACGCAAGAAGACAAAACCAAAAGAGTTTGAAAAATATATTGACAAACTCATGGACTCTGGTGTTTTTGATTTGAAGGTGGTTGAGAACTTTGCTTTCAATGAAAGTGAAGATTTTAATATTGAACAATCAGAAGACACTCTTTCTATTCTGAGTAGATATCTTGATGAGTCTGAGACTGATATAGATAAAGTAGCAGTCAAAGAAATTATAAAAAACATCTATCAAGAAGCATGTGAGGTAGTTTAATGTTCGTCCTCACCGTCAATGGAAAAGAAGAGGATGGTGCATACTCCGTAGCAAATGAGGACGGGGATCGTGTGCTGTATCTTTTTGACGAGGAGGATGATGCTATGAGGTATGCTATGATGTTAGAAGAAGAAAACTCTCCATTAATGCATGTTGTAGAAATAGATCCAGACATGATGATAAAGGCGTGTGAATTTTCTTCCACTCGCTATGCAATCATTACTAAAAATGACATTGTAATTCCACCACAAACTCCATTTCATGATAACGTTTAAGAATATTAGATGGAAGAATTTTTTGTCCACGGGTAATCAATGGACAGAAGTTCAGCTGAATGAGAACAAAAACACTATGATTGTTGGAACTAATGGTTCTGGTAAGTCTACAATTCTTGATGCATTAACGTTTTCTTTGTTCAATAAACCATTCCGTAGAATCAATAAACCACAACTCATCAATACTGTCAATGAGAAAGATTGTGTTGTTGAAGTAGAATTTGATATCAAAGGTAAAGAGTATAAAATTGTACGTGGATTGAAACCTGCAAAGTTTGAGGTGTGGGTAGATGGCAAAGTGCAGGATCAAGATGCATCAGCAAACGATCAGCAGAAGAAACTAGAACAAAATATCCTTAAACTAAATTTTAAGTCTTTCACACAGATTGTGATTCTGGGCAGTTCTACTTTTGTGCCCTTTATGCAACTTCCATCAGCACATCGTAGGGAAGTCATTGAGGATCTACTAGACATTAAAATCTTTTCTTCTATGAATCATTTGATTAAAGAAAAGATTAGAGCTATTAGAGATGATGTTAGAACTCTTGAATTGAAGAGAGATTCTGTTAAAGATAAACTCAAAATGCAAAGGGAATTTATCGAACAGATTGAGAGATCTAGTAAAAATGATATTGCGGAAAAGAAAGATCAAATAAAGATAATTGCATCGGAGGCAAGTGAATATATCAGTGACAATACGAAGATACTTGAAGAGATTGATGATATAGAAAGAGCAAATATTAAATGGGAACCAGACACAAAAATTAAACTCAATAATCTTCGTGTAAAAATTAACAATAAGAATGAGAATACTAATAAAGAATTAGAATTTTTTAATAGCAATACGGTATGCCCCACATGTACTCAGGATATCCAGGAAGAGTTTAGATTAAATAGAATTGAGAATCTTGTTACTTCGATAGAAGAATTCAATTTAGGTTTATCTGATCTAGACTCTAAAATTGGTGAGGAGCAACTAAAAGAATCTCAATACAACAAACTCTCTCAGGAGGTATCTACTCTAAACAATGAAGTTTCTAAAAACACTATTCGGGTTTCAGGATTACAGCGTCAGTGCCGAGACTTGGAATCGGAAATTCAAAGAATTACCGATCAATTGGCGAACAGAAATTCTGAGCACGAAAAGTTAAATGAGTTTAATGAAACTTTACAGGGGACTTATGAAGATCTAGCAACTAAAACTGAATCAATAAAGAATCACGATTTTGCTTACTCCTTATTGAAGGACGGGGGAGTTAAAACTAAAATTATTAAACAGTACCTCCCCCTAATCAACAAACAAGTTAACCGTTATCTTCAAATGATGGACTTCTTTATCAATTTTACTCTTGATGAAGAATTTAATGAGACAGTTCAATCACCAATACATGACAATTTCTCATATGCTTCTTTTAGTGAAGGAGAAAAAATGAGAATTGACTTATCATTACTTTTTACTTGGCGTGAAGTTGCTGCATTTAAAAATTCTATCAGCACAAACCTCTTGATCATGGATGAAGTATTTGATAGCTCTCTCGATGGTCTTGGGACCGAAGAGTTTTTGAAGATCATCCGGTACGTCATTAAAGGTGCTAATGTCTTCATCATATCCCATAAAGAATCTTTGTTTGATAAGTTTGAAAATGTTCTACGATTTGAGAAGGTGAAGGGATTTAGTAGAAAAGCATGAGTTTCTACGATAAAATTACTCCACCAACTTCGACAACTAAGTTATTCTTAGATTTCATATTATCTGATACAGATTCAAAAGGATTATCTACTCCCAATGAAAAAATTAGTAGAACCAGTTGGACATATGATGGTGTTGGTAACAGTCAGGTAAAGATAGAAGAATTATTTAAAAAATGCTTCTTATTTCCACATGAATTAACTGCTGTTTGGTATCAAGTATATGCCAAACATACTAATTCATATCATGGATTTCACCACCACTGTAATGATAACTGTGACAGGTCTGGAATTTTCTATATAAAGTTGACTGACAGAAAACTCTTGACACAGTTCAAGTATGATGATATGATAGTCACACCTGATGCGCAGGAAGGTGACATCATATTATTTGATGCATCAATCCTGCATCAGTCACCACCTAATGATACTAATGAAGACAAGATTATCGTATCATTCAATTTCAAAACATCTAATGAGAGAACAGATTCGCCGTCCAGTTGACATTTCCAAAGAGTTCAGTCAAACTGGTATGACATTAATTACCGACCCTGCATCTGATAGGTATCTCAATGAACACTCCAAACTGGCAACATCACAGCAAAAAGGAACAGAAGAGGAAACTCAAACCACAAGCGATGAGGTCCAGGCGTGAAGCACTGAGACACTTTAAGAAGCTACACATGAACCTCCCCAAGCGGGAGGTTTTGTCGTATTATAGGCATATATCTGAGAGATTCGCATGTCTGTCAACCTAGAAGTCAAGGGCACGGTCGCCAAACTCCTGGCACAAGAGAATCTGATTGTAGAACACAAAAATGTTCAGACCGCTCAGTTCAATGTAGATACCCGTGTTCTTACTCTCCCTGTATGGGAACGTGCAAGCGAAGAGATTTTCGATCTTCTAGTCGCTCATGAGGTTGGACATGCTCTTTATACTCCTAATGTAGATCCTCCTAGGGATGTCCCACATGCTTTCATGAATGTTGTGGAGGATGTTCGTATTGAAAAACTTATCAAACGTAGGTTTGCTGGTCTTTCTAAAACGTTCTACAAAGGATACCAAGAGTTTCATACTATGGATTTCTTCTCTACTGAGGGAGAAGATTTTAGCAAGATGTCTCTCGCGGATCGTGTGAATCTACATTTCAAGGTTGGTCCTTTCCTCGGCATCAAGTTCTCTCTTGAAGAGCAACCAATCGTTCAATCTATTCAAAATTCTGAAACTTGGGAAGATGTCATCACCGCCGCTAAACTTCTCTACCTATTTGACAAAGAGAAA